AAATAACTGAAATATTAAATGTTTTGAAAAATGATTTTAAAAAGTCAACACATTTCATTTTAGGCAAGCAAGTAATTAAATTCAATTTATTACCACCTAAACTTGCTGAAGATGTATAGTTAAAAGAGTTTGAGCGATAAGAAGCACGTGTGGTAATCTTTATCCCAAACGCACCTTTAGAGTCTCGTCTAAATTTTTGCTCAGTTCTTAAATTCAAACTATCCCATTTTACTAAAGTTAAAGGTAGTATTTCAACTTTGAATAATAACTCTCCGCTATTATCTAATTGTGTGGTCGTGCTATTGTATTGGTCTATTAATCGCCATGTAAAAGTTGAGCCTGTTATTTCTTGGCTGTTTAAAATAGAATTATCGGTTGCTCTACGAATAATAACTTTTATTTTTGTTTCTGAACCCTCTAAAGAAACTAAATTAGCTATATCTAAATTAACATCAAAGCCATCACTCCATTGCATAGATAGATAAGTACTTGGATTTCTTTGAACTTTAAAAACGCCTGTACTATTATTACAAGTCATTAACCACTTCGGAGTATTTGGAATACTAACACCACTTATTTGGTCTTTTTCATCGTAACGTAAATAAGTCATGTTATTATAATTAGTCAAAGGATATGCAGCAGCATCCTGAACGACTAAACTTTCTGAATTACACCAGACAAACAAATCTTTTACTTCTGTTTTTTCAAATATAGGGCATATTATCGGAGTACCTATTTTTAACAATAAATGCTCCATAATTGACATATAATTAACCGCAGGCCTAACCTCAGAAAGATTAATAAAATTAACGCTCCCTGTTGCTCTAATTGGATTATAAGCAATATTATCTACTACGCTTAAATTATCGTCATCATAAGTCCATACCCTGTTATTAGATATAAACGGAACTCCGAATTTAAAATCTATACCGTTTTCAAATGTATAACGTCTAATTCCGGAAAGCCTATCTTTTAAAACATTTTTATTCCAGTCAGTCTTAACAACTAAATCAAAATTACCATCTTCATCTTGAAAAAGTTCTTGTATAGTTGTGTCTCCTAACTTATCTGTAAGACTTGTTAAATTACTTGCGAAAGTTGCTTGTATTGTTTTTTGGTCTTGAAACTCATAATCGCTTTGCTCAAACGTTAGTTTACCTGATTGAAACAAAAATCCAGCAATATAAATCATCGCATCAAATTCGCCTGAATTATTTACCCTTAATATTTTTTCGTTACCAATAAATCCACATAACATTTTATTTTTATCAGTCGCATTTAATTTAAAAGATTGAGTAAAAGGCGAAAAAATTTTCGTGATATCGTTTAAATCTTTGACTGTCAACTTAAAATTTATCGCCTCTGAACTCTCTAAATCTAAAATATAGTAATTGTTATCTGTATGTTTAATATATAATTGAACCATTATTGGATATCATTTATAAAATTATTTGTTTCTTCAAATTCTAATGTATAAGATATTGAACTCTTATCATTCAATCGTGTTTTCTTTAAAAAATTAGTAGTTGAATTTTTAATAGGTATTTGCGTAAACTTAGAATAAAATCCTAAATTTTCAGTTGTAACAGTGTCGCTATCGATAGTAATTGACGTATTATCAATTGTAACAGCAGTACTATCAATAGTTATTCCGATTTGTGGCGTTAAATAAGTATCATTCTCAAATAAAACTAAGTATAATTTAGAGCTTTGTAGTATCTCACGAACTTGATAATTGTTCAACTCATCTAATAAACCAGTATTTATATTAAATTTTCTATTACCACGTGGTACTCCTGTTTGTTTTAGGTGTTGTATCTGGCTATTAATACTTAAAGGATTACGAAAAGAACTCGAATATTCATCTCTTTTTGTTTCGATTGACTCTGTAACCTTGCCAAATGGAGTGAAAGTATCCCATAAACCTAAACGATTAACGTATGCTATTAAACATTTAACCCCTGTTTGAGTTTTCCTATCACTTGGATTGAGGGCAACCTGCGAAATCATCCCGTTTAAACCAGCTCCTGATTGTGAAGTGGATACCGATGTAGTTCTATTGATTGCACAACGGTCATAATTAATTCCGTTTGCATATTTTCTATAAACTTCTACGTCTTCATAACTTGTATAATCGCCTCCTTTTTGCTCAAAATTATAACGATAGCCTGTCGTAGCAAAGTAAGTTCCTAATTGTTTATCACTTTCCGAATCTACTTTATAAACTACATGAAAATAACATCCCTCGCCTGCTGTTGTTGGTACGCTAACTGTATTATATGCCCATTGCGGGTTGTTCTTATTTAAATTTGATGAAGTTATAAATGATTTGATTTCGTTGTGGATTTCAATAGCGATATAATTGTCATCAGGTGAAATCTTAGGGATATTATTAAAAACAATACTTGGTGTAGCTGGCAAATCAGCTTCCTGAAAACCTCGCCACACATAAACTTCTACTGTTACTTTTTGAATTGAAGCATCCGAATTTTCATTTTGCAAATTAAAATGAATAGGTGACTGAGCAAAGAATATTTTTGCTTTAGAGTTTATATTGGTCAGTATTGGCGATGTAAGCATATTTTTATTTTCTTTTTGTTACAATTGGACTCTTTAATAAATCCACCATGTCTTTAATTAAAACTTTTATTCCGGGTGGCACATTCTTTTTAACTGATTCATTTAATGCATTTTTAGCACCTGAATTTTTATCTTTCAAATATAACCATTTACCGTAATAATTCTGCGAAACCGTCAAAACATTAAAAGGTCGTGTTCTAAAATTCTGGCTATCTCTTAAATCCCCTGTTCTTACTCTTGAGTTTTTAGCAGAATCTTCCGTTATGACCTTACCTAATTCGTCTAAATGCTTAGTTATTAGCTTCTCTATTTCCTTTTCCTGTATCGTCTTTCTTTTCGCCATTTGATTTTATACTTGCGATTAATGCTTTTATATTTTTAGTAGAAACATTTTCGCTGTTAATTTCTTTTCGTGATATTTTTCTTCCAGTTCTTGTTTTTCCCTCTACTTTAGTTTCGTTACCATCTTCATCTACAAATATAACCTGCCAGGGGATTTCTTTTGGCATAATCTTTTTTGCGTTTTCAATTAGCTTTGAATTTTCATTGTAAGCACCGTAAAAAATCTCTCTAAAAGTAGCTATATTTTTAAACCAATTACCACGAATAGAACGCTTTAAAAATCCAGTATCTACTCTTGCGGTTCGTTTAGTTTCTTCAACTACTTTTTTTATAAATTCTTTCTTTTCGGCTATACTATATTCCATTCTGGTGCAAACTAAATGTACATTCAAATCTAATCCCATCTAAACAATTACGATCATCTTTTTGAATAGGTTCAAAATCTGAAATAGAATCTTCAACTATATTAATATCAAAGGCGTTATGCGTTTTTAATACTTCTAATATAAAATCATTCCCTATACTATCACATACCCCAACATTATCAATATAATTCGTATCAGTTAATAATTTGCTCGGAGTTGGTGTTTTAGTATCGTCCCTTTTGTTAAGTATTTCAAATGAATATCTAAATTCTCTTAAATCTTGCAAAGGTGAAGGACTTGAAATTAACCGAATAGAAACTAAAGGATAAATATTTTCTTTTTCAACATCAAAAACATCATCATCACGTAATGAAATTGTATTAACTAAAGAATTGGCTTCAAAAATTGAAACGATATGATTTGTAAGTATGCTAAATTTATTTGACATTTTCCACTATTTTTTGACCTGATAAATAATTCGCCCAGAATAAAAATTCTTCAAACTTCCATTGTTCAATAATTTTATAATCAGCTTTGTTTTTACAAACTAAATCCATTAATACAACCCAATTTCCAAACTCATCTACAAAATCCTTTCTTATATCTGAGCCTATTGTTTCTTTTGCAGGCTCTCCATATTGTGGAGGGTCGAATATATAATAATATTTTTCTTTTAATGCTTCTTTTTGCAATCCGAAATCACTAACTATTGATTTAAGATTGTGAACGTAAATAGTTTGCCACCATTTTATTTTAACAAAAATACGACAAAAATTATAAAAATCAGCATCTTCAAGAAATCTTTCGCAATCTACAAAATCAGAAAAAGTAAGTTGTTCAATATTTTTAGTATTTAATTTCTTATTTGATTCTTTTAAAAGCAGTCTATTAATCCAAAAATTACCTTTCGCTTTTTCGCCTTGAGCTAAAAGTTTAGCGTAATGTTTAAGTGTTATTCCAAAAATCATCCTCTCATAAATTTTTTATATTTTTCTAAAAACATCGATGTTAAAATATATCTTAACGTATCGCAAGCGTGTCCGAATTCCTGATAAGATTGACCAGTTATTTTATCTTTAATTACTTTTTTATTAACTTTTCCCTCCTCATCTTCGGTACAGTATTGATAATCGTTAATAGAATTTCTACACTTTGAATCGAAACCTATCTGAACCCCTTCAATTAAGCCTGCTAATAAGTCGTTGGTGAAATTCCTTGACATTATTACGCTCGGGTTCGATTTAGGAACTCTAAAGATAGGTTTTAATTTTGATAAATAACCTTTTATCAGTAAATAAAAGTTTTGCCCTTTTTGTAGTTTAGTATCTGACTTCTTAGACGTTGCATCACCGTAAATAAACAGCCCTTGTGCATTATTTCCGTAACGCTTCATAAATTCCTCACAAGTATCTTTTAACGTGTTTAATGGGTCTTTAAGCATTATCTCATCAATCTGCCTAAGTAATCCGTCTGATAATTGAAAAACATTACAAGTTAAGTATGGTAATACATTCTCATCAAACGTGATATGTAAAGGTAAATTTTCGTCATAAGGATAATTAGAAACGTGTTTTTCTGTTTTAAATTGTTTAAGAAACTCACCACCTGTACGAAGTTTTCCCCAATGACCTAATGCATATATATTATAATAATTAATATCATTTAATTTATCACGTTCAAAATCAGCTATAACGTGTTTATCAATAAAGCCACCACCATTGCTATCCCCGACAATCCAAATATTATCGAGATAACAAGTCCTAAGCACAAGTGTATCCCCTGTTTGGTTAATTTCTTTTGATTGTATTTTTGCTGGTAATTTTTCAAATACTTCATTATCAAATATTTCTGTTTTTATAAATGACATTTCAGAAACTGGGTTAAATATTCCAATTATCTGTTGTCCTACCAAACCTCTTAAACGCTTTTTTGCTTGTTTAAAATCAGAAAAATCAAATTGGTTTAATTCCTCCATGCAAATCTTTTTAAACCCTGAAAGACCTTTAATCTTCTCGCTGTCATCTAATCCTTTAAAAACAGTATAAGAACCTGTCAATTTGCATTCGATATAATGTTTTTGGATTTTAAAATAATCATTCAATCCCCAATCTGAAATAATACGTTTGAAATCTTCAAATATTGAATTGTCAATATCTGTACTATACTTACGAAAAATTAAAGAATTATTATCTTTATCTTCCAACATAAAATTAACAGTACGCTGGACATATGAATAAGATTTAGAACTCGAGGAACCACCATAAATAAATAAGAATCTAATATCATTATCAGTAAAAGCCTTGTCTATTTCAAAGTAAATCTCATTAAAAATTCCATCTTCAAACTCTATACTTTCTATTCCATTCATCAGATAAGTTTTTATGAAATTCAAATACAATTTTTAAAGAAACATTTTTTAAATCAAACGTTATGCTTTCGGTTTTAAAAGTAAAAAAACCAATATAAAAAATAAAAACACATTTAATAGTGTCTTTATTAGGATTTATTTTGTATAAAAGTAAAGAGTTTTTAAATTTCTTCATCACGTTTTATTTTTACAATTATCTTTTTAGGTTGTTGAGGTGTTACATCTTCTGTTTTTTCAACTAAACTATTAAGCCTTTGCGTAATTGACGGGTTATACACCCCTAAAAGCCCTCCAGTGATTTGATTTGAACGAATTTCTTTTTTGATATGCGAACAGATAGGTACAAACTCTGTGTAGTATCCATCTTTATTCTTAAAATATTGCTCAACACATCCGTAATTATTATAACAAAATACTTCAAATCCATCCATTGTATAAGGCAGTTTCATTGCATCAGTCATTCTCTGTCCCTCTTTACCAACATACTGGATTTTTAACCAATCAGCAGCCTGAATCAATAAATCTTCTTTATATAGTTTCCATGCGTGTTCTAACTCGTCAGGTGTCTTAAATATTCGTGTAGGGTGCATAACATTATATTTTAAAAAACCCCGCAAGATTAAAAAACCTCCAACGGGGCAAAATTATGAATTACAAATATACAAAAAATTCTTTTCCAATTAGCTTTTCTGCTGTTTTTGTTAGTTGTAGATTGCATTTTACTAAATCTTCTATTATTCTTAAATCATATTCATTCACTAAATACCAATTATTGCCATTGTTTGATTTAAATAATCTATCGTCTCTATCATTTCCAATTTGTATATAATCTACAAAAGCATTGTCTGCCCAAAATTCACGCTTAACTTCAAACCCCTCAAATAAACATCTTTCTTTTGCTTGTTGGTATTCTTTTTGTCTTGCCCACAATCCTAGAGTCCAGTTGTGTTTGGGTTCTTCTAAAATATTACCATCATCATCACAAGGAACAAACATCCATAGTTCTAAAGGTTGTTTAAGGAAGTTAGCGTAGTTTTCTATTTTAAAAAATCTTTGATTATAATAACTGTCTTTTTGCTCTAACACAAAATCTGTCATTGATATTAAATTTTTCATATCTTCTCAAAATTAATTATACATTTCATTCCGTTCTCTTTTGCTTTCAATTGCAAGGCTTCTATTTCTTTTGTGTAGTTTGGTTGTGGTTTGATTCTAAATTCAGTATCAAATGAGCAACTTACCCATTTACCATTAATATTCTTATGTTGCAATTCACTACCTTTCCAAATCTTCTCCTCCTCCCAACTATCGCAAGCCCTTAAAAATATTTCAGCATCGAAAGTTTCGTAAACTTCTCTATTTTTGTTACCAGTATTTGATAAATTAGTAACGCTTCCAAAATAATCATTAATTAAATAAAGAGATTCTTTAAAGTCACTTAAGTTATATATTTCACATTTTAACCTGTCCTTAATACTCTTAAACTGTTCCTGCGTGCATCTCATTGCTATTCTTCTCATAATTTATTCATTTTAGATTCGTAAATATAATATATTATTGTTGTTTTTAAAGGATAATATTTACAATTATCCATACTTAAATATTCAATTTGATTTTCATTATATAAAGCTCTTTTGTCTTTAGTCTTAACTTTCTTCAAACCTATTTTATAAATCTTATTTCTCACCGCCTTAACACTAATATTTAATTGCGTGGCTATTTGGTCAACGTTATAGAGTTTTGTCATATTTTAGTTTTTCTAATTCCTCACTAAGTTCCATACCTACCGAGATGGCAATATATAACGCTATACAAAGCACAAATACAATAAGTGATAATAGTAATACTCCGGCTAATAAAAATTCGTTATTCATGATGTTGCTTTTTTAATTATTTGCATTTAACCAAACAGTTGTATATATCTGAAACTTTAACTACTTTTTCAAATTCTGAATCAGGAATATCAATGTTAAAAATTTTTTCAAATTCCATTATAATTTCAATAGTATCTAACATATCCATTCCTAAATCGTTGTACAATTCTGCTTCATCGACTATATCTTCTAAATCAAGTCCTAATTTATCAGATAATACCAATCTTACTTGTTTTTTTTGATAATCGTTTAATGGTTTCATAACTTTAATATTTAAATAAGTTTTTTTGATTCCCACATAATAATACGGATATATAATCCCAAAGTTGCTCTAATTTTTTCATGGTGTTTAAATTTAATTTTTAAAAGCTATTAGTCGAACATGGACACCACATTCCTTTTATATCTTTATGATACTAATAGCTTTATTTATAATCTTTATTAAAAGTACTTTTTGGCGTACATAATTTAGAACCGTTTTCAAATTTTACTAAAACGTGCGTTCTATTTAAATCAACTACTTCAACATTTTTGCCGAAGTAGTTTAGTTTGCTTCCTATTTTCATTATGCGTTACAGTATTGTTTAGCTAACTTATTTGCATCGTATTCTCTTGCAAACATTGTTTTAGTTATAAATTTATTTTCTTCATTTTGAACAGAAAAAAAAGTTCTTTTAGTTCCTTCTTTTACTACCTTAATAACTATTGCTTTTTTATTTGTGATTGGGTTGTTATAAGTTGTTTTTGAGTTTAATATTTTAAAAGTTTTCATAATTTATATTTTTTTGTTGTTGTTATCTGAGTACAAATATAATACTTAATTTTATATATACAACAAAATGATATAAAATAAATGTTATTTATAATTATTCTAAATAGTTAATAGATTTTAAACTTAATATACTCACTACCTTTTTTAACTATTTCCTTAAATACGTGCATCTCATATATAAACCTGTCATCAACTCCGTACTTCTTTACTAAACAATCTATAAACGTTTTAATGCAATTATCTATGTCGCTCGCCTTACTACTAAAACCAAACTCAATAGCTATCTTTATATTTGTTTCATCTGGAATAGATAGCGTTTTTGGCAATTGTAACAAACAATTTTTAATAAAATAGTCGTACTTATCGGTCCTGTATTTTCTCCCTTTGTACGCACAATTTATACTAAGAGGCTTTATTTGCAAAGTGTAATTCATATTTTTCTATTATGCATTTCACACATTCCATGAGGGGTATCCATAAAAATAATTTGGTTATTATCCGAACCATCAGTCATTCCTCTGAAGCATTCGCATCCCCAACCAAAAGTTGTTGAAATAGAGCCTTTTCCTATTTTTATTCGGTCTTCTAAAAAACCATACATTTTTTGGCTTCCATTACTTGGGTGGCAATTTATTTTTACTTGTTGTGTGCAATTACAACAACAATCTCCTCTATATCCTTTATCACAGTTTTTACTCATAATTTTTATTTTTTTATATTAATAAATTGTTTCAATTAAATAGGGTAAACTATCTTTATTCACGTCAAAATCGAATGAATCAAAAGAAACACCCCTTGCGTATGGGTTAGATACATTTATAGTTTTATCATCGTTTACTTCTAATTCGATAACGCTTTCCGCTTTTTTCAAAACATATGTTCCCAAATGTCCTAAAGGTTTTCCCGTGGTTCCTGATTTATGTATTACAGTCGTTACGTGTATATTATAATCATAAGTCCATTTCAATAGATAATCGCTCGCTTCTTTTGACATCACAATATCATTAGTATTTTCAACTAAATCAGCAATCCCATCAATTGAAACTAACTTAACAGGACTTTTATATAATTCTTTTTGATTTTTCAAACAATAATCGATTAATAATAATCTTTGTGTAGAAGATAATTGTCTTGTTGTGTAACATTTATAGTTTTCATATTGCATTGTTGTTATATCCTGTACACGTCTAAATGTCCTTTGAGCGTAATATTTACCTTGTTCAGTATCAAAATCTAAAATAGTATAATCATTATCACGATGCCCTTTAATATTTCCAAATAATACATTAGAATTACCACCAATATAACAAGCTAAGAAAGCACTTTTTAAGAAAGATTTCTTTGCTTTTGAAACTGCTATAATTGCACTAAATTCTCCAGCAGTCATAACGGCAGTAGGGTATGTTTTATTCTTATATTCATGCGTACCAATTGATAAAAGTATCTCAGGCGCAATCATTTCTTCCGATAAATCTACAAAGCATTCATTTTGTATAGTTAAAAAGTCTAAAACTACTTCGCTATCCGTTTTCTGTTCTAAGTCGTCAAAGTTTAAATCCATAATTAAAATAGTTTAGTTTGTGACATATGATTATTTATTCGTTCCATCGCTTTATCGAAATACTCTTTATCTAACTCACAAGCGGTTAAATCAAATCCGTAATCGTGGCACGCTATTGCAATACTTCCACTACCTAAATGTGTATCGAGTATTTTATCGCCTTCTTTTGCGTATTTGTCTAATATCCATTTGTAAAGTGCTGCAGGTTTTTGTGTTGGGTGTATTCGTGTTTCTTTATTTTTCATATCTCCTTGCAACATTCCATTCCATCTAAAAGAAAACATTCTAACTGCAGTATTAAAACTTGTATAAGCCAACTCACAATCTGCAAAATTACCACTATTTTCCTTATCCCATACAATCCAACAACTGCTATTTGATTTAGGTATGTTTTCTATAAAATGATTTGCTCCCCAAATAATAACATTTTTTGAAACTATTTTTAATTCAATAAAATAATCTTTATTAGGTGCGGAAATATCCCAATTCTTTTTTGTATAGTTAGTTGCTTTAGTTGCATTGTTTCCTCCAATATTTCCTCCATCCATATTTATTCCATAAGGAGGGTCAACTATTGCTAAATCAAAATAATTATCGGGGTATCTTGCCATTAAAAGCATATTGTCCTCGTTTGTAATTTGTATCATAATTTTTTTTATTTATAATTATCTATTTCTTTTAAAAATTCATTTGCGCTATTAAAAAAAGAATTACTTACGCTTTCAAATGAAAAATCTTTTTTTATCAAATCTATTATTTCTTTTTCATTTTCTTGTAATAAATTATCATTGCTATTTTCTTTATGATTAAAATGGTCTAATTCAAAGCCTCTCAATAATAAAAATTCTTCTATTTTTTTGCTATTTATATTTTTATGTATATTTTGCAAATGAAAACCTAAAGGTTCTTTTAAAATATCAGATGTACTTTTTATAGCTGTTTTAATATTTCCGTAATAATGTAAATTTTGATTAAAAGTATAACATAATAACTTTGCAAATAGTAAATTATCATTAACATACTTTATTTCGCTATTTTTAAGCTCATCATTCAATTGTTTTAGCGCTTCTATATCTTCTTTATAGATTTTATCTTTTGAGCGTTTAAAGACGTTATAAACTCTTTTTAGTGCATTCTCGGTTTTCCAACTCATAATAGGGGTGTTTTTTTAATTGCTGTTTTTCTTTCTTGCCTGTTAAGCCAATTTATAAAATGCGTGCAATATTCAGTTTTATTTATTTTTTGTTCAAACTGAACATTTATCATGTCGTTGTATTTTTTCAAAAACATTTTAGTTTCATTTGGATTGAATTTCTGTTTACTTTGCATCGAAGTGCTTTCTATCCATGATTCTGATTTAATCAACTCTAAAAAAAATCTATCATTATTATTTTCTTTTTTAGTTTCTATTTCTCTTTCTATTTCTTTTTCTCTTTCTATTTGCTTCTCGTTAGGCTTCGCTAAAGGCTTTTCAATAGGCTTACTAAAAGGCTTCGCTAAAGGCTTACTTATTTTACCACCCTTTGCCCCTGCACGTACTAATTTTAAACGGTTTTCGCATGATGGAACTGTTAAAATATTATCCTTAAAATGTATTAATTTTAAAGCATATAATTTGTTTAATATAGCCTCTAATTGTTCTTTTTGTACAAAAAACTTTCTAATCCAGATTTCTTTTTTAAATTCTATCTTATTATCGTTCATCATTGCGAGGTCTATTATTTCACGATAAAGCCCTCTTTCTGATAAAGATAATTCAAAAACATGCTCTGAATTTCCCCAGTCTTTTGGATACCAAGTATATCCTAATTTAGCCATT